GGGGGGGAACCCGGTTCCCGGAGATGATCAAGGCGCATTTCGGCGTCGAGATGCCCGAGGCGCAATGGCGCTCGGCCTACCTGGGCGGCGGCTCGTTCGCGCTGAACACCCACGAGGTGCCGCAGACCTCCTCGACCGACGCCACCACTCCGCAGGCCAACCTCTCCGCCTACGGCACGGGCAACGGCCGGGCCTCATTCCAAGCCTCGTTCGTCGAACACTGCGTGATTCTCGGTATCGCTTCGGCCCGAGCCGAAGACACCCACGTCTACCAGCAAGGCGTCGACCGGATGTTCCGGCGCAAGACCCGGTACGACTTCTACTGGCCCGAGCTGAACAATCTCGGGGAGCAGGCCGTGGAAAACGCCGAAATCTACGCCCAAGGCACCGCCGCAGATGAACAGGTCTTCGGCTACCAGGAACGCTGGGCGGAGTACCGCTATGGCATCTCGAAGGTCACCGGTAAGTTCCGGTCCGTCTATGCTCAGTCGCTCGACCTTTGGCACCTGGCCCCCGAGTTCGGCACGCTGCCGACGCTCGGAGAGACCTTCATCCAGGAGAACGTTCCGGTATCCCGCGTCCTCGCGGTCCCGTCGGAACCCCACTTCCTGTTCGACTCGGAAGCCTCCGTGCGGCACGTTCGACCCATCTCTGTCCGGTCCATCCCGGGCTACACCGCGAGGTTCTAAGCCATGGCAGAAGAAGCCTCGGCCGGCGGCGCCTGGACGGGCGTCGCCGGCGGTGCCCTACAGATGGCAGGCGGCATCGCCGGCGCCATCGCTTCGGCCCGCCAGGCGGCGAAGAACCGCAGCTTCCAGAAACACATGTTCAGGCACCGCTATCAGTACCAGGTCGAAGACCTTCGCAAAGCGGGGCTGAACCCGATGCTGGCCTACATGCAGTCGCCGGGCTCCGCTCCGGCTGGCGCCATGGCCAAGATCGGCAACCCGGCCGAGGGCGTCGTCGCCTCGGCCTCCCAGGCTCGACTGCTCAGGAAGCAGAACGAGCTGCTTCAGAAGGACATCGACAAGCGCTGGCACGAAAACATGACTCTCGATGCGCAGCGCGGCCTGCTTGACGAGCAGATGTCGAAAACGAAGTCCGAGCATGAGCTCGTCCGCGCGCAGCTACCCAGCGCGAAGGCCTTGGCCGACTTCGATCGCTCCTTCAGCGGCCGGCAGCTGATCAAAGCGAACCGTGCCGCTCAACTAACAACCGGATGGCTTCCCCTCTTCGGGAAGTCGGGAGGCAAGAAGTGATGCCCGAGTTTCGAACGCCCTATACCGAGCGCGTGCGCGAGACCGTCGACTGCACTCTCGAAGAGCGGCGCACCCGCGACGCCTTCCAGGAGGAATGCGACATCAACGTGATCGTTCAACGCTGGCTCAAGACCGGGGTCGACCCCCGCGACCCGGGCCAACAGCAGTTCGGCGATTTCACCTTCGTTCCCTCGTACCAAGAGGCGTTCGACCAGGTCATTCGAGCTGGTCGGGCGTTCCATAAACTCCCGATCGACATCCGGAAGTACTTCAACCACGACGCAGACGAGCTCCTGCGATTCATCGACGATCCGGCCAACCACGATCAGGCCGTCGAGATGGGTCTGCTTCCCCCCCAGACGCCCGTCGAGGAGCCGGCCGCCGAGCCGGCGCCCGAGACCCCCACTGCACCGCCTGAAGGCGGTGAGGAGCTTTAGCGGGCCGGGACCAGTGCATCCCTTGATGTAACTGGTCCCACTGACACCCGGGGCGAAGCGCAAGCGAAAGTGTGCAAGAACCCCGGGTGTCCTCTTTCCCCTGTGACCGTATCTGTCATACTTCCCCCCGAGGAGAACCCCATGCGAAAAAAGCTCTCACGCAAGTCGAGCAAAAAGGCCTGGAAGAAGCCCGCAGGCTCCCACCCGAAGAATCGGGTAGGGAACATGCGCGGCGGCCGTCGGCTCTGATGCTTTGCCCTGCACGCGACCTCTGCGCGGCTACCGCTGTCCGAGCAGCGGCAAGGTGCGGTTCCCTCGTTCCGGGACATTCCAGCAGCGCGAGACGTACGTCGAAGTGTCGTGCGGCCAGTGCATCACCTGCCGTCTGGAACGGTCCCGACAATGGGCTGTGCGCATCATGCATGAAGCATCGCTCCATCCACGCAATTGCTTTCTGACGCTCACCTATGACCAGGAGCACCTGCCGCCCAATGGCTCACTCGTCAAAGATGATTTCACGCGGTTCGCGAAGCGAGTCCGCAAGCGCTACGGCCCTGGCTCGATGCGCTACTTCCATTGTGGCGAGTACGGTGCTCTTCGCGGTCGGCCTCACTATCACGCCGCCATCTTCGGCCTCGACTGGTCAGGCGACCGTCGAGCCGTCCCGTTTTCATCCCGAGGCGGCAACACGGTCTACACCCATCCCGCACTCGAAGACCTTTGGCCCGACGGCCTGGCCGTCGTTGGCTCTCTTACTTTCGAGTCCGCCGCCTACGTCGCTCGATACATCGTCGACAAGGTCACAGGCCCTGAAGCTCATCATCACTACGGTGATCGATCTCCTGAATACACCACTATGTCTCGTCGCCCTGGCATCGGCCGAGAATGGCTCGACCGCTTCCGCGCCGACGTCTACCCGTCAGACCAGGTCATTGTCCGAGGTGTCCCAGCCAGCCCCCCTCGGTACTACGACCGAGTCCTCGAGCTGGACGACCCGACTCTGTATCGGCAGGTTCGCAACAAGCGGCTCCTCAAGGACCGCAACCCCAACAACTCCACCGCTGCCAAGTTGGCAGCAATAGAGCGGACGACCCATCGTCGGCTCGCGGAGTACGCCCGCAACAAAACGGAGACCTAACATGCTCTATCTCTCTTTCGCAGTCCGTGACTCCAAACTCGAAGACTTCTCCATCCCGCTCCATCAACCCACCGTCGCGGCGGCTCTCCGCTCTTTCGCCTCAATGACGCTCAACCCCGAGAACGGACAAATCCACACCCACCCGGAAGACTTCGCGCTCTTCCGCGTGGGCACCTACGACTCGGCGAACCCTTCCAAGTCCGAATGGGATCTCCAGCCCACCCTGCTGGCCCTGGCCACTGAGTTTCATACAAGCAACCCGTCTGAGCTGTCGGGCGCGGACGCGCCCCCGGCCATAGGCCGGCATGCACAGGACGACGACCCGGGAAACCCGGACGAGCGTTAGCCGAAGTCCGCAGTTTCCCGGAAAAAACCAACACACAAGGAATTTCAAATGTCCCTGTCTTCCAAACAAGCAACGTTCGCGACGACCCCGGCACCGGAGGTGCCGCGGTCCGCGCTAGACCGACACCGCCGGCTCATCACCACGTTTGACACCAACTACCTGGTGCCCGTGTTCGTAGACGAAGCACTTCCCGGCGACAGTATGTCCGTCTCCATGACGGCCTTCTTCCGGTTCGCGACGTTGCTCAAGCCCATATTTTCGAATGTGACCGTGGACGTACACTTCTTCGCTGTGCCGCTCAGGCTCCTGTGGAGCGGCTTCACCACAATGATGGGGGAAAGAACCAACCCCGACGACGAGATCGAAGTCGAAATCCCTCAGATGACTTCGGGCGCCCTGGGCTACCAGGTGCACTCGTTGTCGGACTACCTGGGCCTGCCTACGAATGTCCCGGGAATCACGCACTCCGCGTTGTGGCATCGCGCGTACTATTTGATCTACGACCAATGGTATCGAGACCAGAACCTGCAGGACTCGGTCGTCGATCCTCTCGGGATCTCGTTCTACGGCGATGGCCCCGACGATCCCGCCGACTTCGCCCTCCAGAAACGCAACAAGCGACACGACTACTTCACGTCGTGCCTGCCCTGGCCTCAGAAGGGGGGCGCGATCCAAGCGCCCATCGGCGTCTCTGCGCCGGTGGTCGCCGTGCCTGGCACGGCCCCCCAGTTCGTGGCCGCTGGCGTGACCGCCAAACAACTGCGGTTCACTTCCGGCTCGACGGCCGTGACGTGGTCGAGCTCTCCCGCTGCATCCGGCAGTGCCGAGTTCAACGACACTACGACCGGCCTCGAGGTCGATCTCACCCAGGGCGAGCTGGCAACCATAAATCAGCTCCGTGAAGCGGCTGCTGTGCAGCGTCTCCTGGAGAAGGACGCCCGGGGGGGAACCCGGTTCCCGGAGATGATCAAGGCGCATTTCGGCGTCGAGATGCCCGAGGCGCAATGGCGCTCGGCC